ATGTACTTTATTCTTTACTGCTAACCCACCACATAACCCACCAGTTAACCCATAAGAACTAACTTACTATCAATAACTTACATGTACTTTATTATTAATATACTTATTTATTCACCCTCGCGCGCGTTATTATTAGTATTATATATATTATATTAATATATAATATATATATCTTTAATATATAAGCACAGCCGAAGATCAGTAGTTCTTAATCGTGTGAGTTCTTTGCTACGGTGTAATATTATGTTGTAAATGTTTTATTCTTATAGCTTTACACCTGTTTTAAACTTCCAAAAGTACTATCTTAAGTATAATTTGTCAAAAAACAGGCAAAACACCCCTTTTTTGGACATAAATGAACAAAAATGAACAGACCTTTTAAAAACGGCAATTTTGGGGTGTTTTGGGGTCAAAATCGAGGGCAAAAGGGATCTTGTTCGGGCAAAATTGGACAAGAAAGTGGCGAAAAACGGGGTTGAAAAGGTGGTTTTGGCGTAGTTTTGGCGAAAATCAGAGGGATATAACAAGGCGATAGTATTGGTTTTGTTGGTTATTGTGGCAGATGTTGCTCGGGATTGTCACCCGTAAGGGTAGGTTAAAGGGTACCCTACCCCGGTTCTCCAGGGGGAATTAAGGGGCGACTGTCGGACAAATTTAGGAAAGAACGATGTGAAAGTGGGCAAAAAAAACAAAATAAAATAAAAAAAATAAAAAATATATACAGCTGGTTACAGTTGGTTACAGTTTGTTGTAAGGTGTTGAGAAATAACGAGTTATATATTCTTTTTCTTTGACATTAGTGTTGAAAAGATGTATAAAGGGGGTGTTTAGAAGAGATAGTGTTTGTTTTGGTCTCGCTGTAGCGAGAAAGCATAAAGAATGTGAGGATTGTTATGGGTTGTTAATATTATTTTTTTTTGGGAAGGTGGCGGAATTGAGACGCGAGACGAGTGCTTCTCTTTGGGTTGGATTATAAGTTGCGCACTGACTTGATCTGTAAACTAAGCCCAGTGCAGGAATCGAATCCTGTCCTTCCTCTATGTGTTATAGAGCCTTCACTCGGCTCTGGTAGACCAGTATGCGTTTAGGTGATTCTTGCACTTATCTAGAGAAAGACTTGAAGTGACTAGCGTAAGAGGGAGGTGAATAGGGGTTGCAAACCCTGAAGACCTGCCCGCCGGCCATTACCGAGTGAATGTTTTTGAGATGTTGATTGCCTTGGGATTGAGCATGCCTTTAGTGAGGTCCGCTTGATAAGAGACTTAGGCTTATACCGGAGATCTAAGGTTGTCAATGTTTCACGGGGAATGAGATGATGTTTGGACATTCAGGTGTTATTATCCTCCTTGCTTGAATGTTTGGTGCCTGGTTTGGCTGTTGGGGTTGGCCAGGCACGCTTTTTGAATGAGGATGAACTCTCGCTGTAGCGAGAAAAAAAAGGCAATATGAAAGCGATGGTTGAAGATTCTATACAAACAACAGATTTTAAGTTGGGTAATGTTTACGCAGCAAAGATTTTTGAAGAGTTTGCAGCATGGTCTGCACCACGACATGATGATGAGATTATGATGTTACCAGTTTGGTTACAGGTTATAATAAAATAAAAATGAACGATTGACAATTTAGTTGATTTAGAGCCGCTGGGGTTTGGAGTTTGGCCACTTTGAATTTTCGGCATTGAAGGCACAACAAGGTGTACACCCCTTGTTGTGCCTTTTTTTGTGTCGTTGGCGGATTCCTGCGTTGCCCTAATAAGGTGCGCAGGCATGATTTTAAGGCGGCGCCAAGAATGGCGCCCGTACAAACTGCATTGAGGCATGGGAAGCGGGGGATTTATGAGTGAGGATGGTTTGAGTCGTGTGGATGAGGCGGGGATTTGGCTTGCTGAGAAGGACAGCGGGATGACGTTGCGGGAGATTGGCGAGAGGCATGAGGTTTCTCCTTCAACTGTTCAGAAGTGGGTTAATTTGGAGATGGTTCGGCTTGAGAGGCCTAATACTGAGAAGATGCGGGTTGAGGTTGTTCGGAAGTATGCGCGGGTGGAGAAGCTTGCTGATGATTTGATGAACTTGCGTGTTGATGCGGATCCTGAGATTGAGCAGGTTAATCAGGCTAAGCGGATTCGTGGTGCGGAGTTGATGTTGAAGGTTGAAGAGGGTCGCCGGAAGATGTACGGGCTTGATAGCGCTGTTAAGACTGAGCTTACTGTTAATCCTTACGGCGGGAAGAGTCGCGAACAGCTGACTAAGTTGATTGGGGTTAAGTTGCCGGCTGGGGTGCAAAAAAAATTTTTAAAACAGGTTGAGGAACTTCCCGATGTTGAGGATCTTCCGAAGGTAGAGACTGATGGATGATAATGAACTTGAATTATTATATGCGTATGCAAAAAAGGATTTTGACACATTTTTTAGGATAACGGTTCCTGGTGAGGATTATCGTTATGGTAAGCATACGCATAAACTTATTGATATATGTCAAGATTGTACGGAGGCTATCGAACGGGGTGAGACGAAATATGTAATATTTAACATTGCTCCTCGGCATGGGAAGAGTGACATTGTTTCAAGGCGGTATCCGGTTTGGCATCTGGGTGATCATCCTAATCATGAGGTGATCCTTGCTTCGTATGCGAGTGAGCTTGCGACTGAGTTGTCAGGCAACGCTAAGGATTGTTTTAAGCAGTGTGTTGATGCGCTGATGTTCTGGGAATTGAAGCTTTCTGGTGATACGCACAAGAAAAACTCTTGGGGAATTGCGGGCAAGAAAGGGTTGATGAATGCGGTTGGTCTGGGTGGATCGGTTACTGGTAAGGGTGCGCATCTACTGATTATTGATGATTATTGCAAGAATAGGGAAGAGGCGGAGAGTCTTGCGAAGCGTGATAGGGCATGGGAAGCTTTTAGGAACGATTTGCTTACTCGTCTTAGTCCAGATGGACATGCGGTTGTTATTGCTGCTACGAGATGGCATGAGGATGATTTGGTTGGGCGGATTCTTGAAGAGATGAAGAATAACCCTGAGTTTCCGCGGTTTGAGGTGATCAGCATGCCAGCGCAGAATGAGGATGGAAGCTATTTGTTTCCTGAAAGGTTTTCGCCGGAAATGTATTTGGCGTTTAAGGCTTTGGTTGGTTCTTATGGTTGGCAGAGTTTGTATCTACAGGATCCTAAGCCAAGAACGGGTAACATGCTGCGGGTTGATCTGACTCATGTCATCAATGTTGAAGATTTGCCTGCCGGTTTGGAATGGTGCAGATCGTGGGATCTTGCAAGTTCTGAAAAAGAGCGGGCGAAGACAGATCCTGATTGGACTGTCGGTACAGAATCGGCTTATGACAAGCCGAATAATAGAATTTATGTGAGAGATGTTGTGCGAGGTCAGTGGACCGCGCTGACCAGAGACAGAAGAATTAAAGAAGTTGGTTTGAGTGATCGAGCCAATGGTACAACAACGACGTATGTCGAATCGGTTGCGGGATATAAAGATGCTTATGTGAGAATAAAAAAAGACCTTGCCGGCATTCAAAAAGTTGTCAAAGTCACTCCAAAGGGAGATAAAGTTGCGAGAGCATCCGTAACGATTGAAGCGCCTTTTGAAGCTGCGAAGGTTTATATTGTGAGAGCAGAGTGGAATGGTGTTTGGCTTGATGAGTTTGCAGTTTTTCCGAAGGGAAAACATGATGACATGGTTGATAGTTTGGTTAACGGAGTGTACAACAAAATGAAACATGGCGAGAATTTAATTACAAGTATACTGTTTGGGGGTATGTAATGGCGTTTTTTGGAATGATTAAAACAAAAAAAGACTCAACTGACGATGCGATTGTTATTAATCCCGGGTATGGCGAGTTTATACCTATCTGGAAAGCACAGATTGCTTCTTATGCTGGGGAAACTGCAATTAAGAAGGCTGGTGAGACTTATTTGCCTCTGCCGTCCGGTAAGATTCCACAGAAGTCGAAAGAACCTAAATATGTTGCTGAATATTATGCTGGTTATATTGCCCGGGCGGATTTTCCCGAGGCTCTACAGGAGGGAGTTTCATCAATGACCGGTATGGTTTTCGAGGATGCCGGAATTGTGGAGTTGCCTGAGGGATTGAAGTATTTGTTTGATGTTACTACCTCTAAGGGGGATAGTCTTAAAACTGCTATGCGCTATACACTGCAACGTCAGTTGATCACTGGAAGGATTCTTGCTTTGTGGACAGTGGATACGGTTAATAATAATCTTAAGATGGTTTTTTATGATGCATTGAGCATATTGGATTGGCATTCTGACAATGCTGGCAATGTTGTTGCGATAACTCTTGATGAAAGTAGCAATCAGTTTGTTGATGGCAAGTGGGAATGGGTGGCCAAATATCGGGTGATTGGCATTGATGCTGCTATGAATTATTACAATGCTATTGTTTCAGATACAACCCGCTTCAATTTTGCAAGTCCCGAAGGTGCGAAATATGACAATTTACATGGGATAGTATATAAAAATGGAATACCTGGAATTATATTTAATTCTACTAATATTGGTGGTAGCACTGAGATACCTGTAACACTAAAAATTACAGAATCGGCAATAAAGGCTTATATTAACAGCGCCGATTACGAACAGTCCTTGAGTCATACCGCGCAACCCACACTTTACACAATTAATTGCAAACTAGATCCCAGCGTTACATTGTGCCTTGGCGCCGCAGTCGCTTTGGGTGTTGAGAATCCCGAGGGTAAACCTGAAATTGGTTATCTTGAGACACAAGGTGTTGGTCTTGCAGCTTTGTGTACCGCAATTGAAAATCATAAAAAAGAGGCGCGCAAAAATATAGAGTTAATTGAGAATGCAGCCGAGGCCGGCGTTGCGCTTAACACCAGGTTGTCAGTCAAAACAGCATCTCTCCAGAACGTAGCACTTACACTTGAGCAGGGATGGGTGCAGTTGTTGAAGATGGCTGCAACGTGGATGAATGCCGGAGATTCAAAGATTACAGTCAAGGTTAACACAGACTTCCGGAAAGACAACTTACTGCCACAAGATATAGTCCAGCTTGCTGCAATGATCCCTAGTGGCGCATATTCGAAGAGGGATCTTTTCTTTATCCTAAAAAAAGCAAAATTAACACAATTTGAGAAATTTGACGAATGGGACGCGGTAGTTGAAGAGAATGGGATTCCGGCAACAATTATACAGGATGTGACAGATGCCAACAGTCAATGAAAAATTACATAGTGATCTTATTGAGCATGGGCTTTATCTGGATCGTGTTTCTTCAGACATTCGCAGGGCTATGGTTGCAGAAGTTGACAAGACTGCGAGTGACTTGAGAGGTCTGATGTCTCAGTTGTATGACATTGAGAGCAAAGGCAAGTTGACAAAGGGTTATAACGAAGGAATGGCGGCCTTGCAGAAAAAGATTGCGAATGTAAGAGCTAAGGGTTTTGAGAGTGCGCGGGTTCAGAGTCTGATTGATTTTGAGAAGTTAACGCAGGTTGAGGCGGCTTATATTAAGGGTGCAGTTGAACGAAACATTCCTGCTGAGTTGGGATATAGCGCGAAGGCTGTTGCGGGAACTGCGGTTAAGAACATTGTTGCCTATGGTGCTTTTTCTGGTGACGACATGGGGCAATGGTATCAGAAGTGGCAAGTTGCGGATCTAAACAGGATTATGAGCACGATTAAGAACGATCTAGCACAGGGACTGACGGTGCACGATGTCGAAAGGCATTTGTTCGGGACCAAGGCCGCAAAATACACGGATGGGATTTTGCAAGATACTCGGAACGATGCGGAAAGGCTTGCGAGGACAGTCAGCAATGGCGTGAGCAATGCAGCGCGGATGGAGTTTTATGAGGCAAACAGTGATGTGGTTGGTTCGGTTATGGTTTCGGTGGCATTTGACGGTCGCACTTGTGATTATCACTTCGGCATCGCTGGGAATGTTTACAAGATTGATAATCCTGCGAAACCAACGTTTCCGGATCATCCGAATCAGCGGACGTTCTATTCGCCGGTTGTTGACGGGATGGCGGTAATTGGTGACAAGCCGTCTGTGGGTGGAAGGAATTTCAGGAAGGCAGCTAAAGAAGATTATCTTAAGAATGCCAAGGCTAAGGGTCTGAGCGATAAGGATGCGCGCGGTAAGTGGAACAATTTGAGTTCCAAGTATAAGAACAGGCTTCAGAACGTACAGCGAGAGAATTATGCGGGCGAGGTGTTTGGGAGTGAACCTGCTGGAATGAGTGGTGATGCCTGGTTGAGGAAGCAGAGTGTTGAGCTTCAGAATGATGTTCTGGGGGTTAAGAAATCAAAGATTTTTAGGGAAAAGGGGTTGACGCTGAGCGAGATGATGGATGGAAACCGAAGAAAGTTGATGACGGTTACAGATTTGGAAAAGAAAAGCGTAGTAATACCGAAAATCAAGCCGGTTGCGGTACCAGGGAAAAAGTATACAAGCACGAATGAGGTTTTTAAGAAGGTGTCGTATCAAGGGATTGATGAGGGTTATGCAAAGGATATTGATGCGAGATTTTTGGATTTGGAAAACAGTTATCCGATAAACGAGGGTAATATAAATGTTAGTACTGCGAAAGCTAAAAGCTGGATAGGTCATAGTCTTTCCCAGGTCACGCAACGAAACCATAACGGTAAAGATTTTTTATTTTATGATGACAATATCGTTTTGAACAAGGTTCTGCTGCAAAATAAAAAGACTGCGAAAGCTACACATCTAACAAACTATAGAGGACGAGGTTCGAAATTAAGGAGTGACCTAGTAACGATAGATCATGAATATGGACACCAAATTGACAATCATTACAACATCCTGAAAAATCCAAAACTAAGAACAGCAGTAAATAAATTCAGGGGTGGAGTTGAGTATAATGGAGAAGCTAATTTAAGAAACGTGCACAAGACAATAAATAATTTTGTCAACCACGGCTCAAGCAAAATGTCAAAGGAAATGTTTAGAGAAATGCAAGCAGATTTGGGTCTTTCTAAGGCCGGCATGAAGAGCAAAATAAAATCAGAATTTGGAAGCTACGCAGCAACAAGTGTGGATGAATTTTTTGCCGAGGGTTTTGCCACTATGCGCCATTTAAAAGAAATTGAAAAGACGCCTTTTATAAAGGATTTCGAGAAGTTGTTTAACAAAAAATTTGATGAGGTAATTAGAAATGCAAGCAATTAATGGGAATGATATGACTCAAGAAGACTATGATGACATATACTCAAGGATAACAGAGTTGCAGTTGTTGGAAATTGACGGGGAAGATCATGCGGAAGAGTTGAAGAATCTGAAAGCCAAGATTGAGTATGAGGAAATTTAAGAAAGGCGCCAAGAATGGCGCCCGTACGGGGCAATAGAAAAAAAAGAATTTACGAGGGGCGGGATGCTCTTCATGAACAACAACAAGAGCGGGATGCTCTGAAATGGAAAATGAGATGCTAAAGTTCAAATTGAGTGCTGAGGAAATTAAGGCTTTGCCGGAAATTCTTCAGAAGGAATACAAGGCGATTGAGGGTGAGGACGGGATGTTTTTGCTTGATGCACCTGGTGAGAGTAACGAGGCGATTGCGAATCTGAAAGCTTCTGTCAATTCCGAAAGGAAGTTGAGAGAGACCGCGGAAAAGCAATTAAAGGATGTTGCAAGGAATGATGATGCGTTCACTCAGATGAAGTCTGATTATGAGGAGTTGAAGAGTTCTAAGGGCGATGATGCCTGGAAGCTTCAGGAAAAGAACCTCAAGGCTGAAATTGTTAAGCGTGATGGACAGATTAATGATTTGACCGGGAAGGTTGACACTATGACGTCTGCGCATCGTAAAGATTTGTTGCATCAGACTATGACTTCTATTGTGCCAGAGACTGTTAGAAAAGGTGCTATGAAGGACATTTTGTTACGAGCCGAGAGAGATCTTGAGTATTCTGATGATTTGAATGGTGGCAAGGGTGGATTTATGGATGCAGAGTCCGGGCTTGAAGTTAAGGACTGGTTTAGTGGCCAGCTCAAAGAGTCCGAACACTGGCTGCAACCAAGTATTTCTTCTAATCCCCCAGGGAATCTGGACGGAAATGGAGATAAAGGTCAGTCTGCTGCATATCAGCAGGCCAAACAGACAGGAGACGTTACCAAAATGGTAAGCAGTGCTCCTGTCATTGCATAAAGGAAATTAAATAATGGCTACAATAACCGGATATGGATTGTCAAATGTAAAGAGAGATTTGTCTGATGTTCTAAGCACAGTGATTGCTAAGGCACCCCGATTTATTTCTCGTTTTAAGCTAGTTGATCCAGCGATGGACACAAAGCACGAGTGGAATGAAGATTCATTGTCCCCTCGAACAATCAGCATGAATGCAATTGGAGTATATTCAGATCCAACATTCACGTTGAAGATGAGCGCGGCAGATTATGCTGCAATCAAAGTTGGTACAGTCTTGAGACCACAGGGCAGTGCAGCTGTCTTACAGGTTACAGCGAAAACATCTGTAACTAATGTTGCAGCAGTTGCGATTGCGCTTAATGGAGTAACAGCAGCAGCAGGTTTAATTGCTAATACAACAGTTCTTGACATTGTTTCTACACCTCAGAGCGAGGGCTCAAACAATGGCGATGGCGAGGATGCAGTTCGCGTAAACGCAAACAACTACAACTATACTCAGATCATCAGAAAAGAGATGATTTTGACAGGTACTGCATTGGCTAAGAAAATCTATGGCAATGTTGACAATTCTGTTAATGCACAAACTGCATTCAAAATGCAGGAGTTCATGCGAGACATGAATCGCATGTCTATTTGGGGCATTCGAACAGCATCGTCAGGCTCTGTTTTGGGTCAGTCCGGCGGATTGTACAACTTCGCTACAGCAACTGGTGGATTATCAGTGACTCCTGCTACAGCTCTAGATTTGTCAAGCAAGTTTGTCAATGATGGTGCTGAAAAGGTTCTTGCAGCGGGTGGAGATCCAAATTTGATTCTTTGCTCAATTCTTCAGGCGCGTAAATTGTCTGCTGAATATGCAAGCAAGCTGCAGGTTGTTGTTGATGACAGCAAGACTGGTCAGTTTGTTGCAACAGTCAAGAATGACGTTACCGGTCAGTTAATGACAATTATGGCAGATTATGATGTTGTTGTTGACGAGGCATGGGTTCTTGATGATAGCGGTTTTGGTTTGAGTTTTTATCGGCCACTGGAAGATGAAGACGCAACTACGGCAGGTTTTGACGGAATCAAGAGAAGTATTCTTGGTGAAGTTACGTTTGAATTCAAGAATGCTCTTGCACGCTGCGCGCGGATCAAGGGTCTTTCTACAAGCTAGGATTGAATTATTATGATTAGAACAATAACAACAGATGCGAATAGCAAAGTGGTTATTGGGGATGAAGGGAGGGCTTCGTTCCCTCTCTTCATCTGCGATGCTGATGCTATTAGTGGCTACAATAAGAAGTTTGATGTTAATAAGGCATTAGCTGACGTTGAAAGCGCTGGCGAAGTTCCTGGAACTTCGGAGAAGGTTAAGGAACTTGGGGCGGTTGCCGAAGGTTTGTCGGTTGTGGTTGATAAGCAGAAGGCTGAAATTGAGGCTTTGCTGATTGACGTTGACGGTCTGGCGCACGGAATTGATTTGTCTAGGGCAGAGGTTGATGCTGCTAAAGCTGCAACTGAGAAGGCTCAAAAGGATCTTGCTTTGATTAAGGCTGAAAATTTCACTTTGAAAGCGGAGGTTGCTGAAAAGAATGATGCAATTGAGAAGCTTAAGGCAGGTAAGGCAGGGGCAAAGAAAACAAGATAAGGCGGCGCCAAGAATGGCGCCCGTACAGGAAAGCGTGTAGCAAATGATTATAGTAAGAGATGATAAGGTTGTTATTGTGAGTGATAATGGGAAGCGACAGAGTTACCCGGCATCGATCAGCAATGACCAGGCTGTGAAGCATTTTGCAGATGGCACGGAGCCGGCAAAAAAAGAAGTTAAGAGAACTTCGTCGGGACAATTTGCAAAGAAAACAAAGAAAGCGAAGTAAACTATGGCTTTTGATTCAACAATTGGCGGGGCGGAATCGAATAGTTATGCGACTATCGCAGAGCTTGACGCAATTTTTGAGTTGCGGATTAACTCTGGCGCGTGGACGGCGCTGTCGGAATCTGAAAAACAGGCTTATGCAGTGACGTCAACGATGATGCTTGAGGCGCTCGTGGAGTGGAATTTCTACAAACAGAGTGAGGACCAGGCACTTTGGTGGCCTGTGTCGATTTATCCTGATGAGATTCCAGTTGCAATTGTTCGCGCTGTTGCTGAACAGAGTCTCTATATGTTGACTAATGGCGATGCTTCGTTTGCCCCTAAGGCTATTATGAAGGGTGTTTCGGAGGTTAAGGCCGAGGGTCTTGAGGTTAAGTTTAGTAAGTCGTTTGTGGCTAAGAAGTTTGCGGATCTGGTTCCTGGGATTCTTGGTGGTCTTGGCGTGGTGGCGGCGTCGGCGATTGGTGGCGGTTTGAGTATGCATGACGTGCTGAAGGGATAGTGTCATTGCATGACGGCAAGATAACCAACTGCGTTGGGGCAAGGCAAGATAGGAAAAGGCGGCGCCAAGAATGGCGCCCGTACGAAAGAATGAAAGGCTTATAATGGACTGGATTACAAAGCAGCAGTGTCAGAGATATGATGATCTTATTAAATGGTTGCAGACAGAGCATCCGCCGGAGGCTTGCAATGGTTATGCTCAGGCGATGAGGGATTCGGTGATCTGTCTGCTGAAGGGGCAGAAGTTGCAGTTGCAGAGTTTGCAGAAGCTTAGTTTGACGGCGATGGTTGCTGTGCTTGGTAGCGTGGGTATGGTTTGTTTGACGGCGTTGCAGTTGTCGGGAAAGTTATAACATGAGTTTGTTTGATGACATTGGGTTGAGTGAGATTGTGATGGATGTGCTTACTGATGACATGGTTGGCACGACTTGCGTTGTTTCGCTGGCTAAAGGTGATTATGATGCTGCAACTGATATGATTACGGATGTTGCAGATTTTTCGGAGACGATTAATTGTTCACTTGGTCTTGGGTATAAGGCTAAGGAGATTGATGGCACTAGGATTAAGGTGGGAGATTTGAAGTTGTTGATTGCTGGCGCTGATTGGCGTGGGTTGCCTGATTGGTCACCTTCCCCTACTAAACCAACGACTGCGATGACGGTGGTTAAGGGTGGTGTGGAGTATTCGATTGAGAATGTTGGGGTTGTTGATGGTGGGGATGTAGATGTTCTGTATGTGCTGCAAATTCGAAGATAACCGGGGGAAGCAAATGAATGTTAATAATGGTGGGTTTTTTGCGGGGATTGATGGATTTTTGGAGGATGCGGATAAAGATGCGGTGACAAACACAAGAAAAGTGTTGTTTTCTGCATGGCAGGGGCTGACGGATCAGTCGCCCGTGGACCAGGGGACTTTTAAGGGCAATTGGATGATGACTGTGAATGGTTTGAGTGCTGAGACTTCGGAGAAGGTGGGTGCGCAACCGTTTCCGGATGTGGCTTTTAAGATGGGGGATGCGATTTTTTTGAGTAACGCGCTGCCGTATGCGCTGAGGATTGAGAGTGGATGGAGTCCGATGGCTCCGCAGGGTGTGGTTGGTCCTACTAGAAGGGCGTTAATTTTGGAGCTACAGAAAAATGATTGATTATAGATTTGTACGAAATGAGTTTAGACGGCTGCTGATTAAGGATGCTGATGTGCCGGCTCGGGTAGGGAATCTGCTTGATGCGAATCAGTTTGCAGCGGAAGGGCGAAGTTTTACGCCGTCGGTTAATCTCTATGTAGAGGAAGTCACAGGCGTTGACAACGATGGGCTTGAGTTTTCGCATAGTTCCTTAACAAAAGTAACAATCAGTTACAATGTTAAAGGATTGTTATCGGCAACTGAAAACATGCAAAAAGAGATAGAAAGTTTAAGGCTCGCGATTGCCAATGAGTTTGACAGTAAAGAACCCTTTGAGCTTTCAGGTCTTGGGTTTTCAATAATGGAGGTCACACGGCGACCTTCAACAAACAAAGATGGTTGGAGATTGGCTCCGCTGGATGTGACGGTGGATTGCTATCTGCGACCAAGTTAAAACAAGAAAAGGGAAATAATTATGTCAATTGTATATTCGGGTGATTTTATATCGGGGAGTCACGGTGGTGTTGGTTCGTTTGATGTTATTGCATTTGATGCACCGGAGTTGATGCGGGATGATAGTACTGACGCAACACATGGTGGAACTGGCGCTGAACATGAGTTTTTGGCGGGTGGAAGATTTAAGACTGGGGATGCCAAGGTTACGATACCTTATGATCCTGCATTTTTTGCAGAAACACCGGGGACAGCTAACGGGGTCGTTGTTGCGTATCCGTTGAGTATGAATGCGGTGGGAATGCCAAGTAAGTCGTTTGCTGATATGGTGCTTAAGAGTGTTTCGCCGGGTCAATTAAAGGTTAAGGGCGGTCAGCCAACGATGGTGCTGACGTTTACTAAGCATAATCCGTAGAGAATAAACACAAAGAACTCTCGCTGTGCGAGAAAAAACAAGGGAAATAATTATGACAAAAGTATATACAGGTGATTTCGTTTCGGGAAGTCATATCGATGCAGGCAGTTTCAATGTGATTGCGATTGATGCACCTGAGTTGATGCGCGATGATAGTACGGATGCCTCAACGGGCGACACAGGTGATGAGCATAAGGTTGTAGCGGGCGGAAGATTTAAGACTGGGGAGGCAAAAATTACAGTGCCGTATGATGAGGTTTTGCTGGACAAGCAACCTGGTGGTCAGGGAGTTGGGTCTAATTTGATTTTGACTGCGGTTGGCATGTCGGTAACTTTTGACCTAATGGTGCTGAAGGGTGTCACTCCTGGGCAGTTGAAGATTAAGGGTGGTCAGCCAACTATTGTGCTGACGTTTACTAAGTCTAATGTTTCAACTGCGGTGTAAGAAGGGCGCCAAGAATGGCGCTAAGAAGGGCGCCAAGAATGGCGCCCGTACAAAAAAACGAGGATAAAGATGACAGAAAAAGTTAAATATATGACGTTGGCACAGCTTAACAACAAAGAGCTGGATGAGTATGACGTGCCTTTGAGCAACGGCTGTGCGTTTGGATGCGTGGAAATTGATATTGATCAGTTTGAAAAAATAAGAATGGCGAATCTTGAAGACAATGTTGGTTTCAATATGGCGCTGGTTAAGGCTTCGGTTGTTAAACCGGCACTTGATGATGCGGCGATTGCTAAGTTCAGAAAAACAGGCGGCGTGCTGTTGTTTAAAGAACTTACTGATGGAATCACCAAAAAGCTTGGTTTTAATACAAAGATTGAGGAAGTTAAAAAAAAATAGAGGATGACATCTGCTTGCAGACGATTGTGGAGATGGCCTATAGGACTGGCATCCCACAGTCGACACTGCGGCGCAGGTTTACGCATAACGAGCTAAATGAGATTATTGCCTATAAAGAGCTGGATTATGAGAGGGTGAGCAAGGAAGATGTGAGGTTTCAACGGCTGGGTTTTTGGAATGCGATGTGTCATGCCAGCGAGGGCGACGAGGTGGATCCTGATATGTTTTTGATTGAATGGACGAGGGATGAAGAGGATCAAGATGATCAAGATGATTTGGAAGTACAGCGAATCAATGTTGAGATGCTGTTGGAGTCGATGGCGGCAAGGTTTGACGGCAAAATAGAAAGATTTTAAGATATGAGCGCAAACATACTACATTTGGGCGTTGAGACCGGGCAATATGTTCCAGGCATGCAGGCTGCAACGGCTGTGACGGAATCGTTCAAGGCGTCGACTATGGCGACTTTGGGGAGTCTGACGGCTCTGGGTGCTGGTATGACTGCTGCGATTTCTGTACCAATTGGCTTGATGAATGCTGCTTCAATTTCGGCTGCTAGTGATGCGACTGAGGTTGGGAGTAAGTTTGCAACAGTTTTCTCGACTTTATCATCCGAGTCTTCTGCAACCGCTGCTGCTCTTTCAGAAAATTACGGTCTTGGAATTACATCAAGTAAGGAATTACTTGCAAATACCGGCGACTTATTAAGCGGATTCAAATTCACGCAGGTCGAAGCATTAAGCCTTTCTAATAGAATTCAGGAACTAGCAATTGATACAGCTTCATTCTCAAATTATGCCGGCGGCGCAGCCGGGGCATCGGAAGCATTGACAAAAGCAGTGTTTGGTGAGATGGAGATGGCCAAGGGTCTTGGTATTGTAATTCGTCAGGATTCAGAAGAATTCAAAAATTTAGTGCAGCACTATATGAGAACCGAAAATGCAACAATGCAACAGGCCAAAGCTTATGCGGTTCTTGATATTGCAACTGAGCAATCAAAGAACAGTATTGGTGATTATGCAAGAACAATGAATGATCTTGCAAATAGAATGAGATATCAAACAGAAATGATGAAAGGTCTAAAAGAGGCCTATGGTGGAATCCTTGTTGAGGGATTGCATCTTAACACACTTTATAAAATGCTTAGCGCTGGAACGAAGGCTTTGACTGCAACTTTAAACGCGGTACCTGGTCCTTTGAAAACGGTTATTGCTTTGACTTCTCTTGCCGCAATTGCTACAGGCCCCCTACTGCTTGGTCTTGGTCTTGTGTCACTTGCATATAATCAGATTGTTCAGGCTGCTCCTCGAGTGGTTGTTTTGTATCAGGCGATGAAAGCAAAAACTATTGCGCTGACTGCAAGCACTTTTGCGCTTGTTACTGGAACGGATTTGGCAACCTTTTCATTTTTCAAACAACAGATGGGGCTGAGGGCTGCATTGACTGATCTTTCCGCGCACACTCTCGCAACTTGGAAGCTTGGCGCGGCTAATGTTTGGTTGGCTGCTAAAAATGGCATTCTTGCTGTTAGTCATTTGACTCTTACTGGGTCGTTGGTTGCCGTAGCTGGTGGTTTTAAGCTTGCTACAGCGGCAGCTGCTACGTTCTGGACTACTGCTATTGCTCCCCTACTGCCTGTTATCGCTGTTGTTGGCGCGGTTATTGCCGGGGTTGCTCTTGTTGTTGCTGGTCTTGCTACACAATGGGACAATTTGAGTGCAAGTTTTGGAATTATGGTTTCAAGTTTTGGTGTGGATATGGAATGGGTTAGCGAAAAATTCACTTGGCTTAAAGATAATGCGAGCAATATCATAAGTGGAGTTGTTGCTGTTGTTGGAATTGGACTTGCTCTGATTGTTACAACTCTGTTTGCCGGGGTGACATCAATTGTCAATGGATGGCAGATGATTTGGGCAACAATTGAGATGACTGGATCTCTTGTCAAGACATTTGCAACAAACACGTGGAATGCTATTATTACTACAATAACAACTGGCTGGAGTGTCGGATGGAACGGCATGCTTGGGACAACCAAAACCATCACGGCGGGCATCCTTGATGCTCTTGGTGATTTGGCTGTGAAAGCAGCAGATCTGATGGATTGGATTCCTGGCATGGGTGGAGCAGCTGAAGCAGTTCGTGGTGTTGGCGCTTCCCTTGGGGCAAAGGCTGATGACATGCGCACAAGTGCTGCGGAAAACTTTGCAACTGCAGATGCTGGTAAGGCTGAAATCAAAGATGCCTGGGCAAATGTTGGCACTGATGATAAGTATAATGATATTCTCAATAAATATTCTAACAACGTGCTAAAGCTTTCTGCTCAGACAGACAAAGCATGGGCGGCTGTGGATGCAGTTTGGACTGGCGCAGGAGAGGATATCAAAGATGCATTTAATGGTAAGGGCAAAAAGCCTAAAGGAAAC